AGGAAGTTAATATTACCGTTAGTGTTTGTGGATGATATAGTATTTAAATTTAATCTAATATTATCTACATCAAGTTTACCACTAATATCAACATCACCAGTAACACTAAGTTCACCGGTTATAGTAGTAGTATCAGTTCCATCGTACTCCCAAACATTACCAATATTTATTTGGTTATTACCTGATGTTGTGGCGGCTTGTACATCATATCCGATAATAATACATTTATCTCCAGTACCTGCAGTAGCTGAAGTTCCAACATCTGCATTATTACCAATACAAATATTTCTTGCAGCTTGAGTCAAATAAGTACCTGCACCTGATCCAATACCAATATTTCCCCCCCACTTTACATTCTCTAGAGCATGATGTCCAATTGCAACATTTTCAAACATCATGCCAAGATTATCTGTATATTGAAGAGTTCTAGATCCAATTGCTACATTACGATACCCCTTAACACTATTTTGTAAAGCTAAATAACCAACAGCTACATTATAATCAGAATCTGTATGATTACTACCTTCAAGAGCTTTATAACCAACAGCAGTATTAAAACTACCTGCAATATTATAAGCCATGGCCCTCCAACCAGTGGCAGTGTTGCAAACGCCTGTAGCATTAGCTGTTAAAGCTTCTTCACCTAGAGCAATATTGTAATCTCCAGATGTTATACTATTTAATGTATTTTCACCTAAACCAAGGTTTCCTGTTGCAGGTTGATTAATTTCTAAGTTATTACTAAATACAGTACCAGTTAATGTAATACCTTGTCCTGCTGTGTAAGTAGTATCACTAATACCAGTTAATAAACCTCCATCACCAGTAAATGTTGTTGCGTCTAATGTTCCGCTGACGACTACTTTACCACCAGTAGCACCTGTTCCATTAGGTGATAAGTTAATATTCCCGTTAGTGTTTGTGGATGATATAGTATTAGCATCAATTCTAATATTATCTACATCAAGTTTACCATTAATATCAACATCAGCATCAATATCCATATTAACATCAATATCGAATATTCCAGTACCATCTACTTTAAAGTTCTTAGTTGAGGTTGTTGTTGTGATAGTTGTCTTAGCATCAATATCAACTTCGGAATCAATATCAACCTTCTTATTTCCAGATATCTTAAAGTCCCCATCTGTGGTATCGATATCCGTTTGATCTAAATATGTTCTTCCTTTAATATCAACATCAGCATCAATATCCATATTAATATCAATATCAAATATTCCACCGCCACTTACCTTTAAGTTCTTAGCATCAGCTGCACCGACTGAAGTTTCGGCAACTGTTAAAATCTCTGTTATTGCAGTAGTTAGTTCAAAAGTCTCTGTTTTTAAATCAGTTAATGGAACTTCACCAGAAGCGTCACCTGTTAATTTAACAATAGGAGCTGCAGTTAATTCAAAATCAAGTTTATTAGTAGTGCCGGTGGTATCATATGTGACTGATATACCGGTTTCTGTATTACCTGTAACCATTGCCCCAACAGTAGTTTGTACCGCTGAATCCCAATCTGATATATTAGTAGATACATGGTCATGTGAATTATTAGCAATTTCTAGTGCTATCTTACCTGTTGTATCATTATATGTTGATGATATACCACCAGAAACTGTGTTACCTGTAAATACATCACCAATTACATCCTGTGTCCATTCTGTGAATGTATGCCCAGTTGTGGCAGTAGAATCATATACCTGTTCATCACCAATATATAATTCTTTTTCGAATTTAGACACACCAGTAAACTTATTTGGAGTAGATACCTCTTGCTCAGTACTACGAGCTGTTCTTAAATATCTTGAATCAATATTCTCAGAATCATACTCTAAGTCTGAAGTAAAATTAACTTTATTAGATACAGATAGTTTATTAGTCACACCAGACAATCTTAAATATCTTGAATCAATATTATTTCCATCTAATAAATGACTAGTAGCATTAATAGAACCCGAAACATCAAGTTTTGCTAGTGATGGTGTTTTGCCAATACCAACTTTACCGTCTATTGCAATATGAATTCTTGTATTAGCAGTTGCAGATCCCACTTTAAACAACATTGGATAATATGTAACAACATTCTCATCATCGGTAGTCGTTGTAGTAGTAATACCTAACTCATCTATTTTTAAAATACCGGTCATATCTAGACCACCATTCCGTTTCAAGTATGTATTATCTAAAGTACTTAAAGATGATTGCTCATATAATGCATTTAAAGCCTCTATAATAGTAGCTTCACCACCATCATAATCGTTAGTTCCAGAGACTGTTCCTAGTTTACCCCCAAGTGTATCTAAAGCAAAATCTGATCTAGATTTTAATGAGTTTAGTGCAGATGTAATATCAGATCCTAAGTTTACATGATCCCCTGCCGTAACTACTTCAGCTATACTAGAATTCGATGTATTAAATGACATAGAACCTATATCAGTTTCATGTTCTAGTATAGCACCTGTTACAGTTTGTGCAGTTGTTGTTAAACTAACATTACCTTGAAGTGCATCAAGTTCGTTAATAGCACCTGTTACAGTCTGGGCAGTAGTAGTAAGTACTATATTACCTTGAAACTCATCAATTTGTTTTACAGCATCAGTTATTGTAGCGAAAGTAGATTTAGGTAAACTAGCGGCTTTAGTTCCTTTAATATTAACATTACCTTGAAGTGCATCAAGTTCATTAGTAGCACCCACAATATTATTTGCAGTAGTTGTTAAACTTGAAACTGTTCCTATATCAGTTTCATGTTCTAGTATAGCTCCTGTTACAGTTTGAGCAGTTGTTGTTAAACTAACATTACCTTGAAGTGCATCAAGTTCGTTAATAGCACCAGAGAATATTTTAGAAGTAGTAGTTAATGTTTCAAGACCTGCTTCTGTTCTTAATTGATTTACTTCAGCAACTAGATCAGTTGTTGGTGTACCTACTACAGTAATCACATCAATAGCGGATTCTGCGGCAGTTATAGCAGATACAGTAATTATAATGTCATTTACAGAGTCAACGCCACCTACTAATGATCCAAGTATCGTAATAGTGTCATCAACTGCATAATGATCCCCACCATCAATTATAGTTATCTCATATATTGGATTAGGAGTTGCTTTGTTATTAATAGTAACATTGAAGGTAGCAGGGTCACCTATAAAAATATCTTTATTAATACCCTGAATATTATTAGTATAAACAATTACTGCATTTTGAGTAAGTGTTGCAATGTCACCTAGACCAGAACCAATCTCATTAGTTTTACCTCTCCATTCCTCGAAAGTGTTGGTGGTATTTACTTTTACTTTTGACATTTACTACTTCTCCAATATTTGTGTCAACATGGTTTTTATATCGACCATATCTTGCTTTAAGTTTTCTATATCGTTGTCTATTCTAGTATTTCTATCTCTAGCTGCACGATAAGCATTTTCAGTACTCTTGTTATTACCCATATTTATAATGGCATTACTATTAGAATCTCTAAATAAATGCTTATGTCCTTTTACTGGAATCATCGACATCGTATTACTTCTTAACCGCAATTGCTCTTAAATCTTTACATTGGGGTACTCTAGAAGAGTTAGTTGATCTAAATACTATTTTCAATGCAAATACAGAGAAATCACCAGGTGCTATAGTATACTCTACTTCTCTAAATTCTTCTGTATTATCAGAATATGGTATTGCTTCAGTAGGTGACCCTACTACCCAAGAAGAAGCTCCAATTAATTCATCATCAGTATGTACTTTATAGTATACATCAACAAATGTACCTGATGGTCTATTAACATCAATGAATAATTTAATCTCATTTGATATTTCTTTTAAACTAATATTTTTAGTTAAGTATTTGGCTAGACCAGATGTTCCAATATTAATAGCTTCTGGTACATAATCTTCAACTATATTATAATTAGAACCACTTGTGATTATTTGACCCGTTTGATATCTAATATCTATTTTTTCATCTAGCGCCGGTGCGGTTGTAAAGGTTAATGTCCTTAATGGATCCCCTGTTAATGTATACACGGTGTCTAGTATGTCGTCACCAAATGAGTCTGAATCTGAATCGGTATTCGTTACTATGTTACCCGAGTCATCCAGCTGCGGCGTGGTTTCTGTCACCCTTATATCATCAATATAAATATTAACTGTAGCTGCACTATAAGGGTCAGTTGATAATGTATACACCGTTGTACTTGCATCACCTGTAAAGACATCATGTTGACCATAACCATGGCCTACATTATCAATACGATTTTGAACACCAATAACAGAACATCTTTCTAAATCAATAATAGGTGATACATAATCAGATGTAGATGATAACAACCCTTTTAAGGTAAAGGTTTTAGCATCAGAATTATCTTCTGAAGCTATTACTCTTGGTTTATCAACATGAAAGTTGCGATTAATAATAACAGGATCAAATGTTAATCCCGGATCATAAGGTTGTGATCCGGTATCACCTAATGACACACCTCCTGTCATCTTCACACCCCATGATGAATTAGTAACAGGGAAGTTAAGTGATTGAACAGAAGTATAAAACGTATTATACATCATATTCTCTGTTGCGTATATATCAGTACCACCATCAATACCTGTTCCTGTGGCATTAGTAGTAGCGACTGTTATTTCATATGAATCTTGTTCAACATTAGATACTACATGAGTTTTATTTAATTCTGCATTAGGTATACCATTAACTGTTCCTGTTATACCAGAAAGTGTTACGGAAGATGTAACACCACCCCTTGTTTCCATGAAGCCATGATTCTTTTGGAATACACGAACCACTTTATATCCGGATGTAGTTCTAAGAGCATTTTTAATCAATCTTACATTAGGTATAGTTTCATTCTCTAATACAATCTTAGATGGTGATGTTTCATCCCGATCAATATTAAACATAGCACGATTAATCTTAAACTTCAGATCTTTATTCTGATCAGCTGACCATGTAGATGCATTTTGTGATGTAAATAATACACCCGCATATGGTTGTTTAGATATACGTTTACCAGAAACATAATCATTTTCACCAATACCCGCATACCAACATTCATAATCAGTTGAGTTGGACATTACAACAAAACAATACTCTTTACCTGATTGTAAATAAACAGGTGATTTGAATGTAAATGTAGTGGCTTCATTAGGTGATGAATTAGATGTAGTTAAATCAACTACAGATACCGCACTTGGGTTTAATGTAACATTAGAGAATGGAATAACAGTAGCTGTTGGCATACCTTGATTCATTTCTCTGATCTGTAGAGTCACAGGAAGTGTGGATGATTTAGTATGAAAATATAACTCAATAGATGTTAGAAAGGCACCATATGGTTGCTTTTCAGTATCTAATAAGAATGACTGAGCTAATGGATCCCACCATCTAGTAGAAGCAGATACTGCAGTATTCACAACTGTTCTATTATCAAATACTTGGTTCTGATTTAACATAGGAACTCTTGTTGAGATTGTTACATTCTCTTTAGTTTCTATTAAACCTTTAGCAATATATTGAGTAGATGCACTGGTTGTTTCAGTAGCACTTAAGTTATTAGGATCATCAGATAATCTAAATACTCTAGTTCCTGTTTTAAATCTTATAACATCTGTATTAGGTATATAAAAAGAACCTGTAAGTTCCCCCTGAGCATTAGTTTTTAAATCAGTTTTACCTTGTGGATGAGCTAAATCACCTGTACCTGCAACATCACTACCATAGTTCGAAAGCATCTGAGCTGCAACCTCTGTATCAGTACCTGTAAAATCTACAAATACAGAATCTTCACGTACCCATTCATTAATATTAACACCATCAAAGAAAGCATATACTACAGTATCAGGTTTCATTGATGTAACTTGAAATGAAATTAATCTATCACGGATAAATGGGGCAAAGTTAATTTCAACTACACGATCACCTAAATTAGTTTTAAGTGTAGAAGGTGTGTTAATTGTTTCTATACCCGTTTTTGATTCTTTTTTAGTAGTTATTGTCTCTGTAGTAGTGGTTTCCCAGTTACCCCCGCTAGCAGATATCCATGATGATGATTGAACACCAGTCCAATTAGTTTGCCATGAATTCCATGTAGTTCCCATTGCATCTGTTGCATTGATGATTGACATCATTGCATCATATACACCATCTTGATTAACAGTTACTTTAGGTCTATTAACAGTATCTTTCCATTCATCCTGTGAGGGGGATAGTTCGACATTACCCGTCCATTCAAATACCTGATATGGGTTTACATTAATAGTAGACGATGCTTTGTTTTGATCAAATAATGATGTTTCAGTAAAAGGTAATGTGACAACATCACCCGTTTTTGTTACAAACTTCGATTCCGTTGCATTATATTTTAATCTTACATTTTTTTCTGAGAATAAAGGTCTAAGTCTATGATTTTGTCTATCTATAGATGCTTTATAATCAGGTGATAATACATTACCTACTGAATGAGTATTAAATGAATCAACTATAAATCCTGATTTTAATCTAGAAAGACCATTAGCATCAATTATATCTTTATTAGAAGCTTCTGACTCTAATAAGGATAATGATGTATAGTATTCTATATTATCAATTCTTTTTTCTAGTTTGCCAATATCTCTCATTGTATAACGCTTATTATCAATAAGAGTAGTTTCAACTTCATCTACATTCAGTGTATAAGCAGGTACAAATATATGATAAAGAACCATTGATTCTTTAGGAGACTCAGGTAATTCAGGATTTAATGATGATACACCTTTAATAACAGAAAACTGACCTTTAGCATCTAGAACAATTTTGTCTAACCTTGATAAGTAATATTGTACATCAGTAGAGAACGTTGATAATGGACTAGGAGCAGCTCCTGTTACAGAGGAGAAATCAACACCATCGGCATCTATTCTAGGTCTAAAATCAATAGCACTTCTTAGTTCAATTGATTCACCTGTGTTTGCTGTAACATATTTAGGAATATCTTCATAAGGTATAACACCATCATAACTATCTACTGAAAAGAAATCCCCTACACCATGAGAGAAATAAGTATATTTTATTAATAACTGGCCAGTGGGTACAAATGCACTTCCTGATTTTAATTTCAATCTAGCGAGATCATAATAGTTATCACGTTGCCCATTATCTAATTCGTAATATTCAGTAATATCCTGATCTTCCACAGAAGCTTCTGTAGTGAAATCGGCAGACATATATACATTTAATACTTTATAACCATCAGCATGCACTAAACTCATATTAGAAGTTGGTGTCGCAACAGCCAATAGATCCGCTTCATTAAGTGTTTTAGTTTTCGTTGAAGTCGGTGTCTTTCTAGTAGAAGCTATTAATGTAACACTAATATTATCGGGCCCGTCTGTAGGAACAGTGATTTTAACTGATTGGCTGCTGTCATAAACAATGTCAGCCGCTTCTAAATCAATAATATTACCAGAGTTACTGTAAGTTAAAATCCAGTTATTACCATTAAAGATATTAAACTGTTCTTCACCCCCTAAAGTATTAAATGTTACCAAATGACTGCTTAAGGTTTTGGACCCCATGTTCCTTACAATATCATAGCTATAATTAAAATCAGGAGTTTGATCATCTGGTTGAGAATCACAAGTTTTTACTCGAGTAAATGGTAATTTAAATACCATTGAGTTTCTATTAGGTTGTTGTAATATAGCATCTCCAGATTCTGAGACACCAGGATCACCATTTACTAATACAACATTAGCATGGAACCCACCTGAACCTTGTAATCCTTGTACAGTACTAAACACTCTTCCTGTATTCATTTTAATATCAAATAGATACAATCTATATTTAGCACTTATAGTGCCATAAGTCCCTTCTATCTTTGTTATAGATCTACATCTTGCATAACCAATGGGATTTCCTGTTTGGGTACCTTCGAAATGAGGACTATCATACATATTTAACTGATCGAATGTATTAATATCGGGTATACCCTCAAGAGTATAAACATCTATATAGTTACCAATCAGTATAGGTAACGCAGCTGATTGAAATAACGCAGTATCTCTTGCTTTATCAATATCTACATTAATAGTAGATAATGTTTCTATTTCATAACCTTGAACATAGGCTTTAGCAGGATCTAATCCAGCTGTTAATTTAGTAACATCTCCAGCGGCGTGTGGACTATCTGGATATTTACAATCTACATTGTTTGACTCTGTTGAACCATAAAGAGTAGTATGCTCTTTAATATCAATATCAAAATGTCTTACTGTATAGTTACCCGATTCATCAAAGGTTCTTCTTGCAAGTGTATCTTCAATAATAGCATAATCAGTGGCTCGAGCCTGTTTGATGATGATACCTTCATCAATTTGAATCAATCTAAGGAAATCATCATCTGTTCCTATTGTATCAACACCAATAGTTTGTGTAATTAATTCTGTTTTAATTTGATGTCTATGAGCTCCTGGAGCAGCATAGTTATTAGTACCATTAGCATTGTCATTAAGTGTAGCATCTTCTGCGGATGTAACAATAGACTCTGTTATTTTAAGACCAACATCATATGTTGGTGACTGACCATATTTCTCTAATACTAATTGATCTTTCCGTACTACAACAAAATGACCTTTAATATAATAGATACCAGGTTCTAAGAAAGCTACCGAACCAAACCCAATAGGTGTAGTAGATGCTATTGCAGCTTGAAGAACAAATCCGGAATTATCAGTCGCTTTTAAATGTTCATCAGCTGCAAATGTCTTTTCACTTGCATCACCTGAGTTCTGATATTGTACATAGATAGTATCTAAATCAGATCCAGTTGCTTTTGCAACAGCAACTACTATTGCTTGTAGACCTGTAGTAGTTGCTGCTTCTGAATCAGTAGCTTCTATTGTTTTACCTACAAGATCTTTAAGATCGGAGGCAGTAGAAGATTGTAGTTTAATATAATCAACTTCGGTAGAGGCTGATACATGTCCAGGTATAACCATAGATCCCTCTTTAAAGAGGTGATTACCCATTGATGTAACTTGATTTTGAAGTATAGATTGTAATTGTGTCAATTCTCTTGCTTGAACAGCATGAGAAGGACGAAATAGAATCTTATGATATTTCTCTTTTGGTGAAAGTTCCCCTACACCTGTAGGTGTTTCAAAATCATCGAAATATGGTTTTATATTAAACTTTAATGGCATTATCTGTTTCCTTTATAATTCTAAAACAAGTTTAATTGTTTCAATTTGAGTGTCCGACCTAGTTACTTTTGTTCGATTCTCAAGGAATAAAACATCTCCTGAATATTTCTTAATTTCTGCATTATTAACAGTTAAACATTGTTTAGCGGTGCCCTCTCCATCTACAACGTTTATCTTATCTTCAATTGTGAATGATCTAAATCCAGTATCTTCTGTTTGATGATATCTTATAATACCATCAACATGATAATCATCTACTAAAGCTTTAGCCTGTGAGACTGAACCGAATATTACGTCATCATTTTCAAATGTTCCACCCACGGCAACAGTTAATGATTTAAGAGCTGAATAAGTATCGTCTATTGCTACGGCCGTACCTGAAATAGGATCTTTAATAATTCCAATTTGTCTAAATTCATTACCGACAATAAAATCATCACCTTCAGCATATTGTAATCTAGAGTTAATAGCTACATAATGTGATCTTAATTCATTACGAGGGTCAGCACCAAAACCACCTTTCGGACCTAATACAGCTCTTGCTGTAGCACCAGAACCATTCCCTCCACCTGAAAACACTACATTAGCTGCAGTGAATCCTTCACCATAATCGGATATTGTAACACCCGTAACTGTATCACCTGTTAGAGTAGCAGTAGCAACAACATCTTCTGTGCCATTCCCATACACAGTAACAGTTGGAGCTGCAGTATATCCAGACCCACCATTAGTTACTTTGATATTATATATAGCACCATCCACAGCGTTTTGTTGTACATCCCATTGATTTTGATCAGAACCAGATCCTGGATCAGTATTTAAATACATCACAGGAATAAATGCCGCTGTTAAAAACTTAGTAGCTACATTTGTAGATAATGTGAATAAATATTTCCATATATAACCATCAACATAATTCCCTTCAGTGAAATTGATAATACCACTTGATATTGATAATACATCAGGTGAATATATTGATCCACCCGGACCAGATTTAAGACATATATAAACATTATTATTATCTGTAATAATAAAATATTTACGCTCTGTAGATTCTAATCCAGCATCTCTATCATCATATTCGTCATAAGGCGATCCTGATATCCATTGATTTCTGACGGATGCGTGTGATACATCAGCTTCAGCAATTAATTTCATAGATTGCATCTTTTGATGCGCATCAAAATGTGTTGAATAGTCATTATCATAAGGTGTATCAGCAAGCTGTTCATCAGCCCATGGCTCAGACCGACCGATAAACAAATAATACGATGATGCGATTACATCAGCAATGAGGTGTTTTGCCATATCTAATCTGAATTGGCTTGTGATGATAGCTGTCATATTTTGTGACCTTTTAGTTTACTTAATGTTATATATATATATAAGTTTTATACAATAGTAGTTGATATTAATGTGTCTGTTGTCGTATTATATAATGATTGATGTATCTCAGTTTCAACATTACCATCAACAGTTTTGTTTGTTACATCGATAAATGTTGTATTACTCCAGTTACTTATAGGAGAATTCAACTTGAATTTAAACGCATCAAAATATTCACGTTGTCCAAACTCACCGACATGATGTTTAAAATATTCAGGATAAGCGGTACCGTTCTTAACAACAATATCTCTTCCTGTTAATTCTTTTAATATATAAGATGACCTATCCCACCCATCAGTATTAGCTGTTACTCTTTTCCAATTGATAATATCATTAGCAGGATCATTAGAGATACTATAAGTAGTGTTAACTGGATGTGTTATAGTTTGTATTGCTTCATAAAACAAATAATTAACACTGGATTTAACGACAAAATGCTCAACATAATTTTTATCAAATTCCCATTCTTGTATGTTAATCCCACCCTTAATGACTCTAATAACAACAATATTATCTTTAACAGCAGCATCATTTAATATTATATAATCACCTGATACAATATAAGCGTATTCTATGTCACCGGTAGCTTCATCCACTTCATCTAATAGTTTAATACCATTAACGAATACTTCAACAAATAATTGAGTAGGATTATATGATGAAGCGAAAGTTGTTTGTGTAGCTGCTGTTACAGTATATTCATCCTCATTATATTCATCCTCATTGTCCTTATTGGCAAGTAAGAATTCGGCAGTAGGATTGATATTATATAGTTCATTCCACTCAGATGATGCCTGTACAACTGGAATAACAATAGCGTGTGGAAGTCCCGCAATTTGCCATCCTGGTTGGTTTAAACTTAATATTCCAGAGTTGAGATATATAGCAAGTAATATCTCACCAAAGAATATAAACCCTGCAGGATGAATTAATCTATTAAACGTATTCTCCCATAATTCCGCATTAGATCCTGTTCTTAATACATACGAAAACTTTTGGTAATAATAAGAATCTTGTAATTTCTTAAAACTTGATAAGAAACCATCATGTGTAGTAAAAGTCCCTGTATCATATATCTTAATAACAGAACCAGAAGCTATTACAGTAGGAAAAGTAATGAAATAATCTAGTTCTTCCCTGTCTGGGATGAGTTCTTTAAATGTTACGTTGTCCACATGATAAATGTTCGAATTGTCCTCACCATAATCTGTAATTTCAAGTGTGTGAGTCGTAGATGTTGCTGTAAAAGAGTCTTCAATAGTTCCCACACCAAAAGATGTAAAGTTACCAGTAGAACTGTTGAAAGCTATACCCGATATCCGTACCCTTATTGAGCCTGCTATTGCAGTATCGATAGTAGCTTTAAATGTGTACTGACTACCTATAGTCAAACCGGTTATAGTCTGAGTTACGTTAGCGTAAGATTCATCACTTCCCCATACAACTCTTAGTCTATTACCATCATCATATACATTGTGACTAATTGTAGAATTATAAGCACTAGACCAATCATCAACGTTACTATTAAAAGTACCATTAGTAATCAACTCACCCTGAGGGCCGTGTATAGGAGAGGGTTTAACAGACGTTATAAAATCAGGTGGAGGTGTTGTACCCTCAACAGTAATACTGTCTATAGCACCTGTCTCTGTTACAGAATGTACTGTAATAGTTATGTCATTAATACCATCTACACTACCTACACCTATAAAAGATCCTTCTATTGTAATAATATCATTAACTTCATACATCTCACCACCATTAGCTATACTAACCTCATATGCAGATGGTACAACTTTATTATTTACAATGACATTAAATCTAGCATTCTTAGCGTCAAGGTTGTTCATTGGACCCGAAAGATAATTGACGTTATTTATATTTTGGGTAATACCAGTAACATTATTTATAGTAGAGAGTTTCACATCATCTACATATACTAATAATCCATCAAATGTTAATATATCAGAATTATCATCACCACCTGTTATAACAGTAGTATCTGATGTTAATGTATATGTATATGATGGAGTATAGTATGAAGGATTAGCTATGATATCATCAGTTTGTGAAAACCATTTACCATCTGATGGTGCAAACATATCATCTTTAGGAAAATATACCTCTACTTCATCATCATAAAAGAATCTAAAGAATGCTTTAATAGAATCCATAGTACCACGGGATTTATATAATTCAGTTAAATGCTTATATAATAATTTAGGTTCAGCTGAGAATTTTCTCGGAATAGCTTGACCAATTTCATTCTGTAGTTGTGTTAAGAACGGATCTGCAGCTTTTGTATATGCAGCAATTGATACTTTAGCTGCATCAATAATATCAGTGTCATAAACACCTGTAACTGCCTCAATTCCGGTATCATATTGGAGTTGCGTTACTACATTGTTAGCTAAATCTATTGGTGTAGGTAATCTAGTAGAAGCCTCGACTGTAATCTTATCCTCAGCTTCATCAATATCTCTTGCACGCGAAATAGTATTTAGATAATATAAAGATTTATTATCAGTTTCTATAAACTCTAAATACTTCTGCAGAAATACTTCAATATCCGGTGATTCATTAGATATATGCTGAGGTAACACAGAAGATACCTCAGATGATATATTAAACCTTTTACTACCGTGTCTTGGCATAACTATTTCTCTTTAGAAGTTGTCTTATAATTAATACCAGCCGATGTACCACCAGTAATCATTGTATCTATTTCACCTATGATATTAATATCATCTGTTAATATAGTTAATAATTCATTACGATTAGGTGCTAAATCATATGAATTAGGGGGTACAGTAACTTCTATATAATCAACCTCTGTATCAACTAAAGACGAGGGAGAAAACCCATTCAATATAATCCTACCTGAGGTTTCGTCTATATATCCTATCGAATTTGCAAGGACAGACTGATCTGCAGCTACAATTTTAATTATACGAACACCATCTGTTCCTAATGTATCTTGAAGTGTACAGGTTTTTGTTAGATATATAAACTCAGTAGACGATATAATAGATAAATTAGAACTTGATTTTAATATAGGTGATGCAAATCTTAATTCATATTTAGTTTCTTTACCAAGAACAGCTGTAAACCGTTTCTTCATATATACACGAGCATATGAGTTTATAATAGAAAAATCAGTGTTGTCAATATGACTTAATACTTTAGAATATCTAAACACACCATCAAACCTCTTTAATTCATTTTCTTGATAGTTGACTAGTGTTTCCCTAACTTTTTCTTGTAGTGCATCAACATTAGCATTAGTTGTATTAGGGTTATATTTAAAAAAGACATCTAGATTAATATATGTATATGTAGGATCAATAATCACAGGTGTAATAGATACCACATTCTTTGGTTTCAGATATTGGGCTTTAATATACTCTTTATCTGAATACGATAATACCTCAGTATCTTTTGGTGCTATCGTTATATATACTTTGCCATAATCAGGTGGCACATGATCCTCACCACCCCATACAGCAATAGCTCTGATATTAGCAAAGTTTGACTGAATAATAGTTTTATAATCATCGGGTGTTACTGCTCTATTCTGTGCAACAAATCCTAATGGTGCGTTGAACTTGATAGAATCTACATCTTCACCTATTGATCCACCTGAAGCTGAATATAGTGTAGTAATATCTACATCATTATTTCCATCAATAGTATTAACTAAACTAAACACGGAAGCACCATTAGCTTTTGAAGCTTCAGTAACAACATATTCTAATTGAATAACATTACCATCAATTAGTTTTTTACCTATAATACCATCACCAAAGTATACTTCATAGTATCCTTCTTTGGATTCTTGAAGCCAATACGCTTTAGTATCTGCTACAATATCAACTAAGTTTGTAGATAACACAAAAGTATCAAAATCAGAAGAATTTTTAGATTCTTTTATAGTAACAACTAATGAAGATGTTACTGTATTATCAAAGGGTAATACAAAGTTCTCAGATGTATTTTTATCATATGTATATTCGGTTGTTTTATATTCACCCTGAATTAATTCTACATTTTCAAACTTATATACACCCATTTCTCTGGGAATAGCTAATGTTTTTGTATTAACGAAGTTATAAGTGGTCGAATCAATAATAGTCTTGAATATAGTACCTCTGTTCATGACGAGGGATCTATAAGATCCATCTGCCTTTAATACACCTACAGGATTATTAATAATTATTGATATATTAGCTCTAGGTGCATATGCTGATCTAGGCGTATATCCTAGTAACTTAGCATGTGATACCACCGAACTTCGTAACTGAGCAGTATCAAGAAATGTTTCATTAATTGCCATGTTTGCATTAAATGCGTTATAATGTGTCGTATATGCTAATACATCTAATAACGCGTTGATTGTTGATCCTTCAAAATTATAATCATCAAACTCAGACTGACCTTTAAGAAAATCTTTAAGGTTGGTTTTAATTTGATGAAAATCTAATTCAGATACGTTTAGATTTCCTGTCGTTTGTGCCATTAGCGTAATCTCTCTACAATAAATTCTACAGTTGTTGTTACTTCTTCGGGTGAGATTATATTAAGTTCTAATACAATCTTTAATGCATTTCGTTCTGTTAAATCAGTTACCTCTAAATCAAGAATAACAACTCTAGGTTCATAGTTTAATAATGATGTTGTTATTCTTGATTTAATAGCAGCTGCTGTAATAGAATCATAATTTTCAAATAGATAATCCCGTAATGATCCTCCAAAATCAGGATCAAATACTTTCTCTCCACGATTAGTCATTAGAATGTTAATTACAGACTGTTTGACCGCTAGGATATCTTTTTTAAGTGCAATATCCCCTGAGTTAGGTATTACCCTAAACTTTAGGTCTATGTCACTATATGCTTTTACTCTTGAACTTATACTCATAACTTTATTTATACTCTGAAACGAAGGTATTATTAACTATTAACCACCAGCAAAAACATTACCAGAACCACCAGATACAGCAGTACACGTAGTTATCCCATCACCAATACGACCTGCACCTTTTCCATTTACAAATACTGTTGTTGAACCTGTGGTTATTGGTACGGCATGTGAGGGACAAGGGTTTCCTGGTTTTTTATGCCCAGTATTATTATCTCCTTGTCTAGACCAAGGTATTCCATTAACATAAACATCAGGACTTCCTTCAGCTCTGTCCATGGGAGAACAATGTGTTATATCGGCATCACCTATTCTTGTTGCTGCAGGCATATAAACCTCCTATAAACTTGAAAAAAATGTTTTTAAATCTACACCTAATACTTCACCTGTATTGTTATGTATTTTTACAAGATATGATATATTT